TAGCCTGAGGTGGATTTTTAGCTCGGCCAACGTAACAGGCTCGATAGTCGGTGCTGTTATCAGGTTTAAAATCATATTTACAATACCGCAGTCACGTAAGCGCCATCGGACATCGGCGTATAAAAGATGGAAAACTTGACCGTACCGGAAGTCGCATTGGCAACAGCCGTTAAAATTCCGATGGTTCCAGTCCCGCCGATTGTTCCAACAATTTGTGGCGCCGGATTGATGTCACTGATCGCAGGGGTTGCGGTTAAAACGGCAGCGGTTGCCACGGCTCCACCTACCCACATAATTCTTTCGCCTACCGCCAACTGAGCGCATGATCCAGACGCCGCACACATTGGTTGAACTGCAATGACCGGAGACGAAGATGTGAAGTTGTAAAGCAGGGTTGTGGCGTTGTTGCCGAGTACAACCGTGATTTCACCGAAAAGCGAATGGACCCGAATCCGTCCGAACACGTTGAAAATTTCGACCTGGGTACCGGCCATGTAAGTTGCAGCGGCAAGAGCCGATGTGTCAACCCGTGCTCCATTGATAAGATCGCCAATCCGAGCGATGGTGGAAGGTGCATAATTAGGCATTTTCTTTCTCCTTTTTGCCCTGTTTCGTAGGGGCAACGTACTGCTTTTCGATTTCAGTCAATCGCTTGTCAAGTGCTCCGATTTTATCCATAAGCTGGCTGTATGCCAGCACCGTGGCCGTTTTAGCGGCCGTCAAGGCGATTTCCTGCACTTCTTTGATTTCGTCATGTCTCAGTGGCATGATACCCCCTGAAGGGCAGGATATTGCGCCTGCCCGTTAATGGTTAAATGGCTGTCGGGATTGCGTTTCCTGCATATCTCGGCACACAAATTGCAACAGCATGGACGATACCGGAATCGGCAGAGCCATCAAGCGCCAACGTAATCCACGGCTGACCGGCAGTAAGGGTTTTGCAGTCAATTTCGATGATCTGCGTACGGGTTGTGATGGTTGCCGTGGCTACTGCAACGGAAGTACCTGATGCCCATGCACTGTAAACGTCGGAGCTTGCAGCACCCTGAGCAGCGCCGCCATACCTGGAATAGAACGTTTCCGCTGTGGTCTGTGCCCCATCAGTAGCGCCAGACTTTACGGTCAAAGACGCCGCACCAGCACCGCCTACGGCTCCATAGGTCAGCACAAACATGACATGGTGCAAATTTTCGGTATTGATCGAATCGGCCGTGAATCCGGCATTGAAGTCAGTTGTGGTTCCAAGCCCGATGACTTTAAATTGTTCAGAAAGTAACATTTTTCTAATCTCCTTATTTTAGCCGGATTTTTACCCGGCTTGTTGATTATGATCTGGTTTCAAGGGCCACAAAGTGGGACTGGGTGTAACTTGCGCCGCCTTTATACGGAGTCAGCGCCGAAGCCCGAACGGGTTGACCATCTACCCGCATGACAAACCTGAATACAGACTCGTCGTAGATGAACTGAACGTGGATACTCATGTCGGCCTGGATGCCGCCCTTTTCTGCCAGAATATAGCCATTGGTGAAGTCGGCCAAAATAATGTCGCCTACCGTCCCGAGAGTCGCGCACTGCTCAATCGGCAGAACTGGACGACCATAAAGTGTGTCATAGGGCAGATTGGAAAGACCGCCAGCAGGCATATAAACCGGAACGCCGCCCGTACCCACGGAGAGACTCATGGAATGCAGTTGCGGTTCGATGTTCTGATTTATGAGCCATACGGAGTTTTGCCGGGAGCCTGCAAACAACCGAGAGCGCATTTTCATGATGTTTTCGGCACACACAGTTGCCGCCGCTTGCCCGGCCTCTTTTGACACTGATACAAGGCAACCGGCGTTCAGGATGCCTAATGGCTGGCCGGAACCCGTATCGTTGATGATCGCATCGTCCAGCAGGAAACCAAACTCGGCCACGAACGCTTGACGGATAAAGGCTTCAAGAGCCGTTGCATCTGCAAGCAGTTCGTCGGTTGCATAACAAAGGCCAATGAGTTTTTTCAGGTTCAGTTCGATCTGCCGGAATTTCGGCTTGCTGGCCGTTTTTGCAGCCGCTTCGTCTTTCCAGTAACCCAGGATGCCGCCGCTTCTGGTGCTGGCCCGACTGGTTTCATCAACGCCGTTAATTTTCATGCTGTTTGCATTGCCAGAAATCTGGATGCGGCGGCATTTGTTGGCAAGGATTCCAGTCTGAAAAACATCCTGCAAAAGCATCGAAGAAAAGTCCGACTGAACAAGAAACCCGCCATCAGATGGTACTGTTTCACCCATGCCGGTTGCGGCGTTGTAAAGACGTGGATCGACTTTCCCACCGGGCATTCCGGCGTTGATGACACTTGCAAGCTGTTGGCCGAGAGATTCAAACCTGTCTTTTTTCTGGTTTTCCGGCGCACGGGGTTGCGTGTTTTTGGATACGGTCTGCGGAGGCTGCCCGTTTTCGAGCATCGCAGAGATCCGCTCCTGTCTTTCGAGAGTCATGACCGTTTTGTTGATTTCGTCCACGGTATCAAGGATCTCGTTCTTGAGAGCCAATTCCGATTCGGCCAGATCACGGTTTTCGGTGATTGCCTTGTTGTCGATGTCCGCTGATTTCTTCATCAGGCTTTTCAAGTCCTCTTTGTACTGAGATATTGTTTTCATTCGTTATTCTCCGTTAATTGGTTGTTGGTGCTATCATTTCCGCCCGAATCAGCAAGTCGTGTACTTTGTCTTTTCTTTTTGCAATCGGGATTACCACGGCAGCCTCACGCTGATCCGCAACAGGCGCAACCTCACGTTGTTCACCCTTGTATCCGTTAGCAATAATAGACTTCGCCATGCCCTCAGTGCATCCGCCATCACGGAGGATTCGCTCAAGGGTTCTTGCATCAGGTTTTTCTTTTTTCGCTGATATATTTTCAGGAATGCGTTGAAATTTGGCTTTCTGCATGACTGGAACAAATTTGACACATGCGCTCATGTCGGCCTCGCCTGAAATTTCATCAATAAACCCATGCTCAAGCGCATCTTTTGCAGTGAGCCATGTTTCGGTTTTCATCATTTCGTCAATTTCGTCGTTTTCTTTTCCGGTCTTGCTCATGTAGGTTGTGGCGATTGAGCCGTTGACCTTATCCAGCTTTTCGGCAAAGTCGCGCATGTCGTCGGAATTGCCATAGACCATGCCCGAAGCCTTATGAACCATGAACAAAGCATTCTCGGCCATGACAACCCGATCACCGGCAAGGGCAATGACCGAAGCGATAGATGCCGCCAGTCCGTCAATATACGTGGTCACATTCGCAGGATGCTGTTTCAAAAGGTTGTGGATTGTGATGCCGTCAAACACTAATCCACCCGGCGAGTTGATGTGAAGATCAATCTGGCTTGACTTAATCGCCGACAATTCTTTTTGAAAGCCCTTTGCGGTGATGCCGGAACCGTCCCAAAAGTCCTCACCGATCTGTTCATAGATCCAAACCTCGGACTTATCGGCTTTATTTTTGATTTCAAACCATTTTTTCATTCGGCTATCCTCAATATATTTTTGGGTTTTGGCCCCTCTATTTTTTCTGGATTGATTTGTTTCGGTTCGTTCTGGTTGCCCTGCCGTTCGAGATATTGATCAATTTTTGACAGTGGCAGCATGTTCAGTGGGATGAAGCGTTCGTCGCCATTTTCAACCGGGTCCCACCCTTCCTTGTCTCTAATATCGTTGATCGACATTGCGCCGATACCAAACATCGTGCGGTAATACTCAGCCCGTGCCGCGGGATCGCCCCTGAGAAGTCCGTCAACATTATGCCGAGTAAACAGCCTTTTTTTGTATCTTTCATCTTTGGTCAAAAGCTGCATGTTATAGGCTTGCTCAAGCCCAATAAGCACCGGCATGATTGAGTCAGTGACAAAAGAAATCTGTTCCTGAGCGATATTGTTGAAAGATGACTTTGTCATCTCTTTCAACTTGTGGACTGGCAGGTTGAACCATCTGGCGATTTCGGAAATTTGAAACGTCCGGCTTTCAAGGAATTGTGAATCTTCGGGCGGAATGCCTATCTTTTCCAGTTTCATGCCTTCTTCAAGGATCATGAGCTTGTGAGCCTTAGCAAGCCCTTCAGACGTTCCACTGAACGATTCCCTTATGTTTGTTCGAGCTTTATCGTCCAGCTTCCCAGGATGTGACAGGACCCGCCCAACATGCGTGCCCTGACCAAAATACAATGACCCGAATGTCTCAAGCGCCATCCCAAGCCCAAACGATTTTTGAGCCATCGACACAATTGAATAACCGATCATTCCATCGAAACCCAATCCCGGGATGTGCAGAACCCTTTCACGGGGCAGAATAACTTTTTCAGCGTCAACGTCAATTTCGTAAAGCATTTGGGAATTTTCGATATATGGCCTAACCCTGTTTGGAGTTATCGGCCACAACTCGATTATTTCCCCGTAACCGTTCC